ACGATGCTGGCACGCTAGTGAAGGTCGCCCCTGTAGCGTTATCTGAGCCAAGGGTGACTGAGGCAATCGGCTCATACGTCCTAGCCACGATCCACCCCTGTCCATAACTGTGTCGTTAGAGTCATGGCGCCTTCACCCCGTACAGCGCCGCGGTGGAGTATTGGCCGAATGAGTTGGTAGCCGCTGTGACGGAGAGCGATGTCACGGCATTAGTGCTCATCCAAAGCCCTGACCCAATGTCGATGTATCCGCTGCCGTTGAAGTCACGACCCGTGAATCTCCGCACCGTCTTATTCTTTGACGTGCTGCCATAGTCAAGAATGTCAACGACTCCGGCAGAGACATAGGTCGCGCTGTCGGTGTAGATAAGTTGGATGCGATTGCCGCTGGTGCCATTCTCCGTGAACACGGCAGACCCTGAGCCGTACATATTGTGCCATGCGTAGTTATTGCCGCTGTCAGAGTTGAATCGGAGGTAGCCATACTGAGCGCCGCCACCCGACGCGGTGCTAGCCAGTAGCGTTAGCCGTAGTTGGAGGTGCTGATAGCCGCTGGGGATGTCTGAGAATGTCAGACTAGACGCCGAGCTACTGAGCGTCACCGTAGCGATGGACTCGAAGTCACCACCACCGGCATAAATGAACGGATTGATAAAGAACATTAGGCACGCCGCCCGATCAGGTAAACCTTGGCGCCCTTAGCCCCGGTCCCTGCTACGTCGATGTCTATCGTGATCTCAGCATCGTCAGCCAGACCTGTGTCACTAATCACCGCCGCCGTGGCAGCCGTCGTGCTGGTCTTCTCATTCGCGTCGATCGTGAGTTTCGTAGACAGGATCGTCGTCCCGCCCTCATTTATGTCGAACGTAGGCAGGCCAGACGTAGACGCCGTGGACAGGGACGCCCGTACCGCCGTCAGCGTCATCGCGAACGGCATCCGGAACGTGACCTTAGCCGTGCCCGTGGTCAGGGCGGTCTCCTCATCGGAGACCGCGATCCCGATCACCTCCGCGGGACCCTGCCAGATGAGGCCCGTCGCCTCACCAGATGCCGCGACGAGTACCTGACCATTCGAGCCGACCGCGAGGCGTGCGGGAGTGTTGTCAGCGGTCGCCGTGACGAGGTCGCCCTTGGCGTCAACTAGGGCTTTTAGGACGTACTGCCCGTGAACGTCCGTAGACGTGTCGTTAACGTGCGCATTAGGCTCATCGAAGTCACGGGCCGAAACGCCGTGATTCACGGGGGCACTGGCACTGTGAGACACGCCACTCGTGCCGTCCACGCCACGAGTAACTGTCAGCGTAGTACCAGATGCCGCAGTGACCGTAACAATTTCCTCGGTCACAAGGTCTTGGTCAATGATCAGCGTGTACGGGAAACTCGCAGGAAACCCTGACGTAGAAGCCACAGTGATCGACGTGACACTAGAGTTGATGCCGCTAGAGAGAGTTGTCCTAGCAGCCGTACTTGAGTAATACCTTCTTGGCATCGTGCCTCTCAGCGGGTGTAGTGGCTACGGATCGGGTAAAGTTCCTGCAAACGCTTCACTTCCTCCTGCAAACGCATCTGATACATCTGCAGCATGTAGCGGCCCAGTTGGCTAGAGCCACCCACGGGCCGCATGTTGGAAGAGAAGTCAGCCTCAGCGGACATGCCCGACAAGTGCGGGGTGTCGAAGAACGGCACCAGTCGGTAAGCCGCCCCCAGGCGGATCACATCCTCAGAAGAAGCCGGTAGGCCAGTGACCGTCACATAGTCATCAGAATCATTAGTCATCGTGGTGGGCTGCTTAGAGAACACGACCCTGATGGGTCGGCCAGGCACCACCATGTCGTACACGCTGATAGTCACACCGGACGTGAACACGGACGGGGCAGCCTGCCTGTCCACGCGCCAGCGGCGCAGTGGAATCCACTCACGAGTGGGGCCGATAGTGCGCCACGAGGCAGCCATCACCTGCTGCGCACCCACAGGCAGCGGGTAGGTGAGGATCGCAGGGGAGAACGTGATCTCTGTGGAGCCGATCCCAAACAGGTCCGGGTACACGGCCCTGATGGACTCGTTCAACACCTGCTTGATCAAAGTCCTGGGGAACAGCGGTGACGTGACCACGCGGGCACCAGAAGAGTGTGCCGCTGCGGTGGTGCCACGGTAGCCGCGCCCATAAGGCGCGACAGTCACCAGATTGTTCTGCGTGTCCACCGAGTCCACCCACATCAACTCGGAGCCAACCTCAATGATGCCCCGGCTAATAGCGGACGTGTCAGCAACCGCGAAGGTCGTGCCATTGTTCGTCAGGTTCGCAGTCAAATGCGTGGACTGATCCTGCAGCGTCGTGAAACCAGACAGGTACAGGAGCGTCTGATCCACCATTTCAGTGAACGTGCTCACGAGTCACCCGCCTTCACGTAAGCCGCAGCAGCCTTAGAGGTAATCAGATGGGCAGGCGGATCTTTCTCCGCGTTATAGGCACGGCCAAGCCGTTCAGTTGCCTGACGTGCAGCCGTGATCTTGTCCATCGTCGTGCCCTCCGGCTGGATGCCATCCTTACGAAGAGCCTGATACGCGGACAGTTCCCGCTTCGTCTGCTCAAACATGCCCTGCTTCGGGCTGTTGATCACCGCAGTCACACTGATGTTCGATGCTTTAGCGCACTCAGCCCACGAGCGGTGATCCTGCGTGGGGCAGCCAGATCGGCAAGCCATATCTAGTCTTCCTCAATGTAGGAACCGAAACCTGCAGCAATCAGGGTTGCCCGCTGCGCCGGGGTGATCGGGTTGTTGCGGCCACCCAAGAAGTAGTAGTCAGCCTCAGCCAGTTCCGTCTGCGACGGAACCTCCACCTCAGTGACCACACCGTTCTTCACGATCAGCGACAGGCCAGCGTCAATGGGGTAACGCTTGAGCAGCCAGTCATCCGTGATGGACCGCTTAGCCGAAGCCATACGCAGCCGGAATACAGGCGAGGCAGTGGCCTGAAAGGCGGTGGCCTCAGCACTCATGCTGGCCGTGCCGAACTTGCGAATGAACGCAGTGCCTTCCATGGTGGCCAGGTCGCCCTCAAGGGATGCCTCACCGAAGCGGATCTTCACTGGCTGGCCAGTCGTAAACGTGGCCGCCACATCGCCCGTGAGAGCGGCAGTGGCGAACGTGACACGCACACCCGCTGACACTGAGCCGGTGTTGCTTGCCAGGTCAGCCGCACCTAGTGCTTTACGCACGCCGGTAGCAGTAGCCGCACTGTCAGCCGTCATGGCTGATGAGCCACCGAACAGCACCGCACCGTCCGCTGTGACCGCAGACTCAGCCGCCAGGGCTGAGGCGGGGGAGCGGAACGTGGCATTAGCCGAACCAGCCAGCACTGCATCGAAGTCGGCGGTGATCGACACAAACAGTGTCGCCCTAGCCGACGCCTGCAGATCGGACTCAACAGTGAGTCCCGCAGCACCAAGAGCCTTCCGGGTGCCAGCCGCAGACAGGGCAGTGTCCGAAGTGAGGCTTGCCTGCCCGCTGCTTGTGAGGCCGACACCCAGCAGGTCAACTACCCTGCTGGTGATGTCACGCATCAGGACAGGGACAGGGTAATCGAACCGATAGCGAACTCAAGGGTGTCGCCGGAAGTGAGCGCCTTGCTGGCAGTGAGTGAGCCGTAGGCGAGGCGCGAAGGCGTGCCAGCGGAGTCCCACAGTTCAATGCCCACCACAGTGCACGTGGGCATGTTGGTGAAAGTCTCTACGGCGTCGTTGCTGATTGAGCCACTTGATGCGGCAGAGAAGGTGATGTTCTGCCGTGCATACGATCCGCCAGACACCTCAGTGCCCGCAGTGGCATCGTTGCCATTAGCGGTCACCAGGGCCAACTTGATCGGCGTGTCAGCCGAGTAGGAGGCGGTGCCGACAAGAGCATCAAGCATCTTGTTCTCGGCAGTGTTGGTGAGATTGTCGGCCACGTGTTCTCCTATTTAGCCGGGGTTTACAGAAAAGCGGGGGATGCCAAAGGGCCGGGGTCTTGTGAACCCCGGCCCCTCAGCGGACGTGCTATGCGATTGAGGAAGAAGACTCAATGCGGTACAGAGCGGGCTCGCGGTAGCGGGCCCATCCCTGCAGTGAGTACCAGCCGATCGGGCGGAAGCGCATCAGACGATCGACCACGGGACCGATGACCACGCCGGGCTCAACAGCGGTCGCCTCAGCGAGCGCCTGCTGGCCAGCAACAATCGTGCGGTACACCTTGATGCTAGAAGCACCATCGTTCGCCGTGAACGCACGCGGGGTTTCCACGAAGTATGCACCGTGCATGACACCCACGACACCACCAAGGATGTTGCCGACGTTGCCCTCGGTGTACTTACGGATGTCGTCGAACGATCCGCTGCCAGTCTCGGCCCGCAGGTCGTGCGTGACCTCCGGATGTGCGTAGGCCGCGTACAGTTGTCCCTCACGAGGAACAGCCTTGTTCGCACGCAACTTCGCAACAACCTTGCGAACGTCAGCCGCAGTGATGACATCCTCAGCCGCAACACTCACAGTGGAGGTCGGGGTCGAAGCGCCACCCGTGCCGTACTCAACATTCGTGCCACCCACGAGAACCGTGTTGACCACGGCATCCAGCGAGTCAGCCATGTTGAACGCCACAATGTTCGCAACAGCGGGGTCGATGTCGCTGAAAGCGAACTCACCCAACTTGCGAGTCTGCAGCACGGTGTTGCCGTACTCATTGAGCGTCACCGACACCGTGCTGATGTCGGACAGCGCAACGGCATCCGGATCAGTGGTTTCAGTGAGAGTGGACGTGGCCGTAGCCAGGTCGTTGTAGATGGAGAACACGACCGACGAGCCAGGCATAGCCTGCTGGACAGGGCGCTTGTCCGCGAGCGACCGCATAAGCGGCTGCGAACGCAGAGCGAACTCCACGTAACGGTCATACGCTGCCTTTACAAGACCAGCAACAGCAGTTGTACTTGTGTAAGCCACAGTTCTTCACCTCCTAACAGTGAAGTAGTAGTCAGAAATGAAACGAACTAGAAGGCGTCAGGACCCTGAGTGGTTCCGAAGATCACCTTGTTCAACTCCTCCGGAGTGCGGGCACTACGGATGAGTGCAGCCACCTGATCGGAGTCCCCGTCAAATGGCTGCCCCGTGGACTGCATCTGGCTAATCTGCGTCAGCCCCGAAAGATCAGGGCCACCCGCCTCACCATCAGAATCCACAGGCGCAGGAGCACCGCCGAAGATTTCGGCGTTCTCCTCAACCCAAGCCGACACATCCTCCTCAGAGGTCATGTCCTCGGGAATGAACTTTGCGATCTTCGGGCTCAAGCCCTTAGCCGCGAGAACATCCTTGACGCTACGTTCACGAGTCTGCTGAGCCAGCCCAGTAAGCCGCTCAGTCAACTCCTTGATCTGCTTCTCCTTCGCACGGTTCTGCTTACGCAGTTCCCGAAGGACGTTGTTATCGGAGCCGCGAGCGTCCCCGCCGAACTCGTCGTCGTAATCGTCGTAGTCGTCCTCAATGCCTGACATGGCACTCCCTAACTGTTATGAGATGAACGCAGACCACAGCACCACTGGGGGGTGGGGCTGGCTTCTGCTACCGGGCTCAATACGCGCACAAGGGCCGGTCGGTCTTGTTGCGGAGTGGAGGTGCCAGGAATCGAACCTGGGTTATGGTTCGCCGCCGTCAGCGGGCTAAGCGATCCAACTGTCCATTCACCCCCCGGTGGCTAAATGCCACCGCCCGACAGAGTGCCGGAAGTAGTTGCTGACTGGCCGGAGAAGCGTGCACGCTCACGCGACTGCATCTTCTTCACCCGCTGCCCAGCCTGGGCGTCGATACCGAACTCGCCCTTCACCACGTCACGATCAGAGATCCGCTCTTGGTCGATGCCTGACAGTCGGCGCGTCGAACGCGCCAGCCCGCCGATAGCATCGAACTGCGACCGCAGTGTCCGCTCATCACCGAACGTGAGATCACCGACCTGCTCAGCAAGGCTCGTGTCACCCATAGAGCCAAGGTCAATGCCCTGGCCACGAGCCACACCAGTAGCGAAGCCCGCGTTCACGCGACGCTGAACCACCTCAAGGGCAGTCTCCGGTGCCAGTACATAGCCCAGCATGTCTGACATGCCCACCCCATACAGGCCCACCAGGCTGTTCTTGATGTTCGGGTCAGCGTTGTCAATGACCTTCTTAGCCTGGCCGATACGTCCATCCACCTCGGTAGCGGACACATCCCCACCAATGAGGGTGGCAAGTTTGTCGCGGCTGTAGTAGTCGCCAGTCAAGCCGTACTTGCGCATCGTGGACTTGATGGCATCCTCGGAAGACAGATACTCCGCTTCCGATAGCGCGTTGTATCCATTCTTGATGCGGTCAGCGTTCCCCTTGAACCTAGTCTTGTAGGCATCCGTCTGGCGCAGGCGTGACACGATGATGTTCGTGTTCGTGCCCCACTCTTTGATCAGTCCCGAAACAGTAGGGATCAGTTCATCAAGCCCATACTGGCTAAGCAGGTCCGTCAGGTACGACTCGGCGGTCTGCCGGTCACGCTGCTCTTTAGCCTCACGCTCACGCTTATCCGACTCGGACTCGTATCCCTCAATGTCCACAAGTTGACACGTGTTGGACACAGACCCGTCAGGATTGACGACATAGGCCCCAACCCACCGCTGACCGGCAGGAGCGGCACCGTTCATCTGCTCACAGGGGAACACCTGGGCCTGACCAGTGCCAGTGCCGGTGCCACTGTCGTCATCCTTCACAGGCGTGGTCTTCAAGTGGCCGTAGCGCAGTGCCTCCCGCGCGCTACCAGGAATGTCACCAGTCCTGGGATTGGCCATGCTGGTTGCCTGCTGAATCATCTGATTGGCAACCTGCGGCGTGATAACGCCAGCAGCAAGATCAGCGTTCACCTTATTCGTATAAGTTTGGAGTTCAGTAGCCACGTCTAACCCCTAAACCCGAACGAGCGAAGGATTCCCTCACCAATATCCGTATACATGGACATAGCGTTGTCAGTCTTCTGCCAGTCGTCAGTGCTACGCACTTCCTGCTCAAACTCATACCGCGTCATGGGGCGCGCCTTGCCATCCTCACCGCGCCGCTGCATAGCCCGCTGCACCAGTGGATCGTCAAAGTCAACGTCCTCAATGGTCCGCTCAAGCAAGTTCGCCATTACTGAGCGGAAGTCCATGGCGATCTCCGAGGCATCCATTCCGCGAGCGAAATCATCGGCATAGCCGCCGTAAGTCACAGACAAGCGGTTGTCCCGATACCACTGCTTCAACTCGTCAATCGTCGTGCCGCCCGTCTGGATCTGGTCGATGTACCCATCCAGTGTTTCGCTCTGCACGACGAGCCCGTTGGCCGAAAACCAGTTCGCCAGTGTGGTGCGCAGGCGTCCACGCTCACCACCGCCCGTGAACTCCTGTGAGCCAGGTTCACCTGCGGCATCATCATCAGCAGGCTTGCGGTTGTCTGTGATCCACCTGCGGACACGGCGAGCCACCGCCATCTGATCGGTTTCTTCACCCGCATAAATCAGTTCGATAGCCAGTTCCTCGGCAGCGGCCTGATCCAACTGGCCGCCAGCCTCAGCAGTGAAGAACTCCGAGATACGAGTAACTGTACGCTCCACACGCTTGAGCCAGTTAGACTCGTTGTTCTCCTTGTAGCGGTCAAGGTCAGCGGCGATCTCAGTATTTGTTCGCTTACCGAAAGCGGTATCCGCAATCAGTTCCTCAAACTTTGCAAACAGTGTTTGCTCTGTGACCTTGCCACGGGCCAGCATGTCCGACAGTCTGCGGAAAACCTCACGCAACTCCGGATACGCCCGGATCAGTTCCATCGTGAAGCCAGACTTGTCCACGATCTCACTGACCGTGGCCCGGTCATTCACGTAAACTTCGTCACGAGCCGCGTTGGCTTCCTTACGGCTGTACTCCTTGCGGACAGCCTCATAGAACAAGTCACGGGAAGCCTTGTTCTTTAGGTCCGCCTCCGTGTACCCATACTTGCGGAGCAGCCGCTTGCGAGTATCAGCGTCCTCAAGAACATCAGGCACGCCGTCAGCGTTCTTATCCCACTTGCGCGAAGCCCCAGTCGCAGTGCCACTTGCAGGGGTGCCGCTGTTAGGAACTACCTGATCAGCCACTAAACATGCCCCTCTTCTGCAAATACTGCATCATCAAGTCAGCAGACTGTGAGCCAATCGTGTACTCGTTGTAATCCTTAGAATCACGCAGCGACTCCTGCAAGGCAGCAGTGCGGCCCTCAGCACCAAGGCCACCCTCCACCACCTGCACAGGGTTGCCCTCGTCGTCCACGTCCATGCGCACCGTCTGCGGACTGGACATTTCCAATTCAGTCAGCGACTTGTAGTACGTCTTGAACTCACGATCCGTGACAGTGCGGCCAAGCATTTGAAGGCTCAACTGGTTGATCACCGCACGGGCATCCTCGGGGTTCGTCAGGTTCACCGAACCGACAGACCCACCGCCACCGCCGTAGCCGCCACCGCCACCGTAGGAGTAGCCACCTCCACCACCGGACTGATCTTCACCAAGGGTGACCCTGCCATCGGCAAGATCAGCCAGCAGTAGATCCGTGGGGGAGTAGTTCCTGCCAAAGCCGGTTTCGTATGCGGAGCGAGCCGCATACTCATCAAAGATGGAGTTCACGTTGGACATGCCACCGCGTGCCTGCGCAACCGCATTGAACAGATCCCACTGCCAGCGCGGCAGCGTGTTGACAAGGTTGCCGCCTTGAGCCGTAGTGACCGGCACATAGTGGTAATACTGGCTGTAATGCGTGTACATGCCAGGGCGGGCAGCGCCCACAGGCCATGTCTGCAGGTTCTCCACAATGGGCGTACCCATGGCCACCTGGCCACGGTTAGCCGCAGCACTAGCCGTTGAACTAGGAGAATAGCCACCAGGCACACTCGGGTACGTGGAAACTGTCTCGCGGTTCTGCGCCGCTTCCTTGCGCTTCTGATACTCCGACCTGTCAGCCGAAGTAGGAACGTCGCCCCTAGCCACCGAAGCCCTCCACATCCCAGTTCTTCGACAGCGCCTTCGTCAACGTGTAGACGATGGTGCGGGCCGAATCCTCATCCACGACCTCAAGACCGGCAAGCCACGACGACACCGTGGCATCCCACGCATCCTTGATCAGCGGTGACTCCTCAGCGAAATCCATGCTGTAATCAGTGCGCGCCCGGTTCATGTCATTCATCGCGTCAAGGTATGACTCAATCAGGCTCATCGTTTCCTGAGCCTTACCGTTGCCGCGCGTAGCCAACTCACGGCCAGCCGTCACAATCTGATTAGCCTCGTCAATCCAGTCATCCCGGTCCTTCTGCTCACGCAGATTCAAGCGCGTTTCAAGTCCCGGGAATTGGGTGACGAGCGCCCGCTTCGTGTCCTGCCAGGCAGTCTCAGCCAACGCATACTGCTCGTTGATAGAGCCGTCAGGGTTGTACTTGGCGACACCGGCAGTGTCGGCCTCAAAGTCAGATTTGCTCAGAAGATACTGCTGGTAGGCGTACTGGGTGACAAGTTCAGTCCCGTACTGCTCAAGATCCTTGAACTCCGATGCGTTGAACATCTGCATGGCCTTGTACGACTTGTACGACTCTTCGCCCGTGTTCGGGGCGAACACCGTCACACCGTTCGGCACCGTGTCCCACAGGTCACGGTTCTGTCGAATGTAATCGACATTCCCCGACAACGGCTCCACGAAGCCGTACTCGGAACCCTTACGTCGCGTCACCACGAACGCACCCGAGTTCGGGTTGGCCGCAGTCCACGAAATGTAGGCGTCCTCCCACGTCCTGCCGTTATCCGTGGACGCCGTGATGGCGTCCCGCAGGGCAGGAACCAGGGACTCCCAGCCAGCCTCACGGGCAGCAATCGTGAGATTGTCGTCCATGTACTGCGGCGAAGCCGGAGCCATGGTGCCGAAGATCAGCGACAGTACCGACACCTGAATCGTGTGCCGGTCAAGATCCGCAAGGAACTTGCTGGCATTGTCACCCGTCACCCACTCTTCGGCAGTGGGTGCAAGACCGGCAGCAGCCATCAACATAAATGTCTTCATGGCAATCTTGTTGCCAAACGTGCCAGGCGGCTGACCGCCATACAGGGTGCCGCCCAGCGTGGCCAACTTCTTGAAGTTGGGGGGCAGTGCCGAGTACAGGCTGGACGCGAACTCCCCGCCTAGCCCATCGTAAGCCGACTCCACTGTGGTGTCAGCCGCGATATCACCAAACAGGTTTGACTCAATCTGCTTGGCCGTGTCCTCAGACACCTGAGCAAACTCAGGCAGGTTCAAGAACTCAGTGAACATCGGCAAGCGGCGAATAAGCGGCTGCAGGGACACTGCAGCCCACGGGCTTGACAGTGTAGGAATCCACTGGTTCGGGTCAGCCGAAGGGCTGATCCACTGCACGTTGCCACCGAAAGCGACCGGGGCTTGCGCGAACTTGGCATCCACGCCGATAGCAGCCAGGTGCGTCAATGCCGCACGACTGAACGGGTACATGAAGTAAGCGTTTCCGTACTGGTCATTGTTCACGAACCCGAAGTCCTGGCTGGCCTGCCACGCAAGGGTGGCCTTCCAGTAGGCAATCGGATCGTTCTTGCCCACACGGATCAGACGCCTACCGAAGTCCTCCACGGCACGGTAGTAGCGGGCAATATTTCGGACACTCCACGCAAGTTGCGTGCGCGTCGCAGGATTGTCCACATAAGCCATTGTCAGGTTGTAGGCACGCTCAGCAGCCAGGTCTGTGATCATCCGGTCGGCCTGAGCCTCACCGAAAATATTGGCGTACTTGAGGCGCAGCGGCTCCAACTGGTAGGCAGCATCAAGGTAGTTGCCGTACCACAGAGGCTCACGGGTCATGCGGGCCAGCGAGCGGCCCATCGTTTCCCACGCCCAGTTCGTGAACCGCTCATACCCGCCACGAGTGGCAGGAAGTAGCGCAGGCTCACCCCGGTACACAAGGATCGACTCAGGTGCATCGAACGTGCCATCCATGAAGTCCATGTCGTGTACGACAGACTTCTGCTCAGCGTCATCCCAAATGCGGAAGTACGCCCCGCCCTTGTCGTCCTCGGTGCGCAGTGCCTTCCACAGCGACTCATTCCACTGGCCCCTCCGGGTAGTGAAAGTGGAAGCCATATCCGTGAGCAGGTCTTCCACGAACTTGAGTTCACCGTCTGTGGCGATCTTGCGGAACCGGGATGCGAACATCGGCCAGTCCTTGCCGCGCCTCGCCTCAGAAAGCACCTCTTCCACGATCTCACGCATAGCAAGACCGTTAGATGCACCAGCGGCGTTGTACGCCTCCCAGAAGCGGGGCAAGCGTTCAAGGGCGGCCTGTCCAAGCCGACCGTTGCCGACGATGAACTGCAAATGCTGCATCATGGCTCGCGCCTGATTCTCATTCAGACGCGCACCAACGCGCTCAGTCGTGTATCCGGCATCGAAGAAGATGCGCCGGAACACCTCACCCTCAATGATGGTGTAGTCACCCATGTCATCGACGGCAGGGTACGTTCCGTCCGCAAGGTGCCGTGAAGTTTCGGCGGCATTGTCGCGGTAGATCGTGCCGTACTCAGACTTGAGGAGGCGTTCAGTGGCAGCCATGGCTTGCTGCTGACGTGGCGACAGTTCCGGAATCTCCGCACCTCGGCGCAGGCGAACAGGGATACCGCGCAGTTCCTTGTCCACGACCAGCATCAACTTGTTCCGAAGAATGGCCTTGATCTGCAGGTCAGCAGCAGCCTCACGGCCACCCTCGGCAGCCAGCAGACGCTCCTGCTTCGACGTGGTAGGCACGAGCCACTGCGAGAACCGGGCAGCCATATTGTCGTTGACGCGACCGCTCACCGCATCGCGTGACACGCGATCCGAAAGCCGCACAAGCGAAGTGCGAACGAAGCCGAGTTTCTGGTTGGCTCCGACCTTGTTGCTCTTCTCAAGATGCTGCAGCACATTAGCGGCACGCTTGAGCCGATCCTCAGCAACCCGCAGATCACGCTTGTCGATCTCACCGTTATCAAACTTCAAGCGAGCCGCATCAAGTTCCTCGGCAGCCTTCTTGCGATCCAGTGTCGCTGCACGCAGGCGCATGTCGTCACGAGCCGAAGCCTCACGAACCGTCTGGCTCAGTTTCCGGCCACGGGCAAAGTTGCCGACAGTGCCGCCAGTGAGCGCATACAGGCCCACATCCTCAACACCGTTACGCAACTGGAAGCGAGGCCCACCCAGGGTGCCCAGCACCCAGGCGTCCACGATGAGGGATGACACGTTGTTGCTGAACAGCAGCGCGTTGAGCATGGACTTGCGGGCCGTGTAACGATCTAGCGCGGCAAAGTTCGGCATCCATGCCACCGGACTTGTCTGCCCGATGTACTGCGCTGACGACAGTTCCCCACCCGCGTGCATACTGGGGGACACGTAGGTGCGCAGTGCCCCACCTGGCTGACGGGCTTCCTTCTCAAGCGTGCGGGCAATAGTGGACACCGACTCCACAGGCGGGATGTCCTCACCAGCGGCCTTGGCTGCCTTGGCGGCTGCCTGCTGCTGGGCGTGAATGTCGTTAGCGGCCTTCTCAATGTCACGCATGACACCGCCGTGCCGGGCCACACTGAATGGTGCATGCAACTCACGGGAAGCAATACCCGTGACACGCTCAAGAACCTCAGCCTCCACCTCGGGAGCC